TTATTAACTATAGCCGTAACCGTAGCCGCTACCGTCACCGTTACCGTTACCGTTACGGTTATTTACATAATTAGTTTCCATTTACCTTTACCTATTAGTATATACTACCGCTAATTACCCCTGATTACCTCTATATCCATAAAACCTAGACATAGCTTGATTTGAATACATATTATCGCATACTTTAAGGTAAAAAGCAATAGTGTGAATAATACTGTAATATACCCCTTATTGATGCTTATTCTTATGAAATAAACATTAGTAAAAGGAGGGGCTCGCGCCCCTCTTGTTTAACCATTAACTACTTGTTGTACTACTTCGCCTGCTTCGATATCTGCCTCAATGGCAGCTAGGTCTGCATCAATATCTGCGCTGTCTGTATCTTCTGTACTGTCTGTACTAGCTTGGTCTGTGAAGTAAGTAACTAATGTTTTTAGCTCTTCCAAAAGTTCTCCCTGTAAATCAGCTGAGATTGAATCAAAACACTCTGTGATAGCTCCCATAGCCGCACCTAGCTTACTATCATGGTTAATAACATTGCTTAAAGCCTCGCTAGACACCTTTACTGCTTCTTCTTTATCTGTTTGCTCTTTTTTAGCTACCCGCTTCTTGTTTAGTGTTTTATTAAGTTCTGATACAGTCGTAATGCCTTTAGGACTAACATCAAAATTATCCCATAAGCACTTAACATTAGACTTATACTGCGCCCAAACATCGGGGGCCTTTTTAGTGCCTTCTGGGTTTTGCTTACTAGTCCATGACTTACGTGCCTCAATAGAGCCACACAGATCAAGAAACTCTTGACTAGTTTTACAAGTCTGAGCAAACAGCATGAACTTCTGCCCGAAAACATCCTTTGAGTCTGATAAGGTATTTTCTTTTGTTTGTAGCTTGCCTGCTTCTGTGGCTAGATCAAGGCCCGTGAATTCTTTCTTTAAGAAAGTAAAAGAATGGGTTTTAATAGTATCAGTAATTGGAGTTGTCATAATTTTATACCTATATGGTTGAAAGTGAATACACCCTACTAGTATATACTAATAGCTAAAATGTACGCACTCAGAACCACACAGAGATACAGCCGAATTGTTAAGAAACATGTCTCAGGGACAAGTATATTATTGCACTATCGGTGCCAAGTATCAATAGTGTATAGAATACAATAACTTACAAAAGATTAGAAAAGACTAATACAGCTATATACATGTAAAGTGTAAAGTGTACCGACACCTAAAAACAGGATAATGAATAAAATCAATAACTTAGCTATGTAAAGAATATCGACAACTATCGGGTAAACCTTACACTTTTGATAGATTAATACTGATAGTATATACTAACGGCTATATAAGTAAGTTACTGATTACTAATAAGGTACTAACGGGATCACTTAGTTAGTACATACTACTAAACTAATATAATAATATTCCCCCCCTAGAACTAGCTGAGTTAATACCCCATTAATCCCCCTTATACCCCCGTGGATTGTGACTGCTAACAGTTCTAATAACACTAACACAAACAATAATCAGTACACTAACAATAGCAGTAACACTAATCGTAGCCGTAGTAGTAACACGAATCATTCTCATTTGCGTTCGCATTCAATCGGGGGTGGGGGAAATTCGGGAAAAAGAAAAAGTGCTGTAATACGGCAGCACAAAATTGGGGGAAATTTAACGATTTCGTACTTTGGCCTAAGCTATTGATTTATAACGATATAGTAAAATACATGTAAAATAGTCTGTAAATACATTGAACTTTACTGTGTTTGAGTTGTCTAATATATAAAAGATTAGTTTTAATCCTTATCAGTATTAAACCGTTACTCTGGTAACTACTAATCTGGAATCCCTAGATTCCACTATAATAAGCTTATATATTAGATTTAAGTACAGTACTATTCTATTTAAACTGTATTAGTATATTAGTATATAAGCGCCCTAGGAGGCGCATGAATATTATAATTATATTACTGACACTCTGTGGAGTGCCTAATAGTATCTTAGTAACTGAGCAGGTAGCAGAACAGCCTACTCATATATACTTATACATAGACACTGATCAAACAAGAATTAACTTATACAAGAAGTACGGATCTGAGGATGCTACTATAAGCACAATACCTCTGGATAATGCCCTTAAGGGTATGTGTACTTAATTGCCGCCTTGGGAGGCGTTATGGGAACTATTACTGGCTTGGCGCATATGACGCCAGAGCAGCTGAAGAAGCATAGACGTAAGATTAAAGGAACAGCTTACGATAAGCCTAAGAAGAAGTCAGGTGATGATAGCCTGAGCGGTATTGCTAGATTCATACCAGAGCTTATTGGTGGGAAGGTTGTTAAGATAAAGCAGAAGTATAAAACTAAGCTTGAAGACAGGAAGAAGAAATAATGTCTGATCATAAAGAAACAGCTAAGAGTGAGATGAAGGAGCATAATCGCTCCTTAAAGGCATTACTAAAGTCTGATAAGCCGCGTAAGCCTATAGGTCAGATTAAGTTTACTCCTAAGAAGAAGTATAAGGTTAAGGGACAACCTAATGGCTGAGCCTAAGACTGTGTACAAAAGACGTAAAAGATACATTACTGCCCTCACAGTAGCTAAGGTATTAAAAGAAACTAGAGAGAAAGCCACTACAGGTAAGAGCACCACTCTCACTGGAAACAAAGGAAAACGTGTTGACTTCTAATTTACCCGCGCCCATTAACAGGGCGTAACTCAGTTTGGTAGAGTGCTGGCTTTGGCGCCCAGATGTCGTGAGTTCGATTCTCACCGTCCTGACCATACAAAGCCCTGCTTGCAGGCCGTTTTATCTGAACGTATCAGATACCCCTGTCTCGGATGGAGGCAGTGTGGCCCGAGCGTCTTCGTGTAGTGTCGGAACTCATGGATGCTCATTAGCCCAAGGACAGGGCACTTGCGGGTACATACAGGATGTATCCTCGGCCTTCCAAGCCGTAGTGCTAGGGTTTGACTCCCTATACCCGCTCCAATCAAAGAGGTACACATGACTTTAAAACAGCAACTAGCTGAAAGAAAGGAGGTGATCCGCAGGAAGAGGGCAGCCAAAGGAGAGGCATTTACTGGATCAGCTAAGCTTAGAAAAGAGCGAGCTACTCGGTATAAACTAGCAGGAAAGAAACAAAGCGTAACTATCAGGCAGATAGACACAGACTTCATGCTAAGGCATGGAGGACTAAACTACGATGAGTGGTTCAGGGCTGTGGATAGAGGATACACTCTAGAAGACGTGAACCAGTGGGCAGATAAGTCGCCCCTGATGGGAGTAGATCCCGGGCAGTACCCTCAGGGGGTACATAAGAATATTAAGCGTAGAGCTAAACAGGAAGGTTTAATGGTCACAAAAGGTGATAACAATCAGGTAGCTACTTACCATAATCCCAGAGGAGCGGGAGCTCTCAGTACGGGAGAAGAGACAGATACCTTGAAGGTACTAGCTCTGGCTGACCGTATGCAAGGAATAGACTTAACTAGCATTACCGGCCTGTATGACACTAAATACAGTCCTGAGATAAAGTTACATGCAGTTATTACATGGTTATTAACCGGCAATCTCAGCAAGACTGAAAGAATACTAGACCTCAAAAAAGGACTGGTAGCAAGCTGGAAGCAACGCGCTGACTGGTGGCCTGCGTTAACCGCAGCTATACAGAAAGAGCGTGGCGAAGAACTAGACCATGAACTAACCACTCTGATCAGTGATACAACAACCTCCATTAAGGAGCGGCTAGAGAATGGTGACTGGAAGTACAATCCAAAGCTAGATAAACTGGTTCGTGTGCCGGTACAGGCCAAAGAAGCAGCAATTATCATGGACAAGGCTATTGGTAACAGGAACCTTCTGAGAGGAGACCCTACGTCTAGATCTGAATCTGTTTCAGTAAAAGAACACTTAACATCCTTAAGACAAGAATTTGAGCGCTTCGCTGCGGCGAAGACAGTGGAGGGAGTAATTGAAACCTCTAAAGATAACAGCTGAGTCAGTTTATGGGTTTACAGAGTCACTACTTAAAAGTAACTTTGATAACCCACAACCAACCCCAGACTTCCACAAAGAGTTATGGGAGATATGCTGCTCACCTAACGATAAGGTAGCTATAGGCGCTCCGCGAGGACATGCTAAGAGCACATCAGTAACTCATGCATTTACTTTAGCATTAGTGCTATTCAGAGAGAGATCCTTTGGGATCATTATCTCAGACACGGAGTTACAGGCATCTCTATTCCTTAGTGACATAAAGGATGAGATACTAGAGAACCAGAAACTAAGAGAGCTGTTCGGTATTGACTGCTTCTTAAAAGACACTAACACTGACGTTATAGTGAGATTCACTGACGGCAGTTTATTTCGTATTATGGCTAAAGGATCTGGCCAGAAAGTGCGGGGCATTAAATGGCGTAACAAACGCCCAGACTTTGTTATATGTGACGATCTAGAGAATGAAGAGATCGTACTAAACAAGGAGACCCGAGAGAAGTTCCGTAATTGGTTCTTTGGTTCGGTACTTCCTATGCTGTCCGATACAGGTATAGTCCGTTTCGTTGGAACTATACTACATATGGACTCTTTATTAGAGAGGCTATTAAATGACAACACATGGGAATCTGCACGTTATCGCGCACATAACGAAGACTTTAGCGAGATTTTATGGCCCGAGAAGTTTAGTAAAGAAAAGCTTCAGACGATCAGGAAAGGGTATGTTAATCAGGGTTTTCCTGAGGGATATTCACAGGAGTATCTGAACTACCCAATAGATGAGAGTACTGCTTATTTTAAGCGAGAACACCTCACACCTATAGAGAATAAAGAAGAAGCCCTGAATTACTATGCGGCTATAGATTTTGCTATATCTCAGAAAGAGAGAGCAGACTACACAGTAATTGTAATTGCTGGAGTATCTTCTTCTGGCATGGTTAAGATAGTTGATATGCGTCGCGGACGATGGGACTCTTTAGAAATTGTAGAAGAGATGCTTGCTGTACAAATAGCGTATTCACCAGAGATGTTTACAACGGAGGCAGGGAGTATTGAGAAGGCTATAGGCCCTTTCCTTAATGCAGAGATGCACAGAAGGAATGTATTTATAAACCTTAATCCTCGTACACCGGATACAGACAAGATGAGAAGGGCACGCAGTATCAGTGCTCGTATGAAAGCTAAGGGAGTTCAGTTTGATACAGAGGCTGAATGGTACCCTGATATGGAACAAGAATTATTACGCTTTCCTAAGGACGTGCATGATGATATCGTGGATGCCCTTGCATGGATAGGACTAACATTAGACCAGTTACACTCAGCTAATACGCCAGAAGAGCAGGCAAATGAGGACTGGGAAGAAGAATACGCCGATGCATGGGACGACCACGTAGGCGTTAATACAAACACTGGATACTAATGAGCTTAAAACTATTAACTGAATTTGCAGCAATGGATAACATTGCTGAAGAACTAGACAAAGATACGCTAACTAAGCTAGGTCAATACGTCTGTGATAACTATAAACTAGACAAACTGTCACGCGCTGAGTGGGAAACTAGGGCAGACGCTAGTATGAAACTAGCGGCACAGGTTGTAGAGAATAAGTCTAGCCCTTGGCCTAATGCAGCTAATGTAAAGTTCCCTTTACTTACTGAGGCTGCTATGCAGTTTAATGCTAGAGCATACCCTGCTTTATTGTCTGGGGATGATATAGTAAAAGCACGAGTAATTGGAGAGGATAAAGAGGGACGTAAAGCTGACTCAGCTATACGAGTGTCCCGTCATATGAGCTATCAGCTCATGGAACAGATGGAAGAGTGGGAAGCAGAGTTTGACGCACTGTTAATGGCACTGCCTGTACTGGGCTGTATGTTCAAGAAGACGTACTATGACCCTATCTTACAGAGAAACAAGTCAGAAATTATATACCCTAAGGACTTAGTAGTAGAGTACTACACTAAGAGCCTTAAGGAAGCATACCGGATAACTCACGTTATTCCTATGACTAAGAATGATATTAAGGTCATGTCCTTACACGGCATCTTCTTAGATGTAAAGCTTCAGGATGAGACCTCAGAAGAGGATCCAGTAAAGGACGCAATTCACGGAACCTCGGCACCAGCCTTTAATGATGCAACTACGCGAGACTGCTTAGAGCAGCACACATATTATGACCTAGATAATGATGGCTTAGCTGAGCCTTATATCATTACAGTAGATCACAAAACATCGGAAGTACTGCGCGTCATGGCTTGTTATGAGCCTACAGAGATTGTTGCAGATCAAGACAATGTACTTAGAGTGCCCCGCAAAGACTATTTTACTAAGTATGGCTTTATACCTAGTCCTGATGGAAGCTTTTATGACATCGGTTTTGGGCACCTTATAGGCCCTATTAATAACACTGTTGATACAAGCATTAATCAACTATTAGACGCAGGCACTATGTCTATTAGACAGGCGGGCTTCTTGTCTCGTGGTGTACGCCTTAAGCAGGGTAATCAGAAGTTTAAGCCCGGCGAGTGGAAAGTAGTTAATGCTACAGGAGACGATCTACGTAAGGGGATTGTTCCTTTACCGACTAAAGACCCTAGTTCTGTTATGTTCCAATTGCTTGGAATGATGGTGCAGTCAGGCCAACGACTAGCTAGTACTGTAGACATGCAAGTAGGTGAAAACCCCGGGCAGAACCAGAAAGCTACTACGACAATGGCTGTACTAGAGCAAGGTGCTAAAGTATTTAATGCTATCCATAAGCGTAGCTTACGTTCCTTAAAAGCAGAACTACGTATACTGTTCGCACTTAATAGCCAGTACTTAGATGTAGAAGAGTTCTTTAATATTATAGATCCTGCGACTGATCAGAATACTTTTATGCAAGTAGCGAGAGAAGACTACAATGTAAAAGCTATTAACATATCTCCAGCAGCAGACAAGAACGCCAGCACAGCACAGCTTAAGCTAGCAAAAGCTCAGGGCCTTATGGAACTAATGCCTACGGGCATAGTAGATGAAATGGAAGCTACTCGTAGAATCCTTGAAGCGCAGGAACAGCCCAGTATAGACAAGCTTATTAAGCCGCCACAGCCACCACAACCTGATCTTGAGCTACAATTTAAGATGCAGCAAGAACAGAACAGGATGCAGGTAGAGATGCTAAAACTAGAGCTAGCTAACAAGAACTTTGAGTTAGATATAATCAAGACAGAACAACTAGACATTAAGATACAGACTGACGCAATATTAGCACTAGCTAATGCAGAGGCGGCAGAAGAGGGTACTCAGCTAGAGCAGTATAAAACACAGGTACAAGAACTAGCAGAGAAGTCTAAGCAATTAGCAATAAAAGCCACGCAGGCACAAGCGCCAGCACAGGCACCTACTCGATAGTTTTTTAACAGCGGAGATCCTATAGTGGACAAACCTGCACATGACGTATGCCGAGAATGGCAAGCACACCCAGTTACTAAGTTTTTACTTAGTGAGATAGATGAGACTATTTCTCGTATAGAGAATGAGTTTAGTTCAGGAGGATATGTTTCGGACACTGAGTTTAGTACAATTAAACTTACCCTCGAAGCAGTTGGAGGAACTAAAGCTCTAAATAAACTATATGAGTATATAGAAGAACTTCACGAGGAGGTTTTATGATTAGAGCTAAAGGACACTATGTCCTGATTAAGCCTAGAGATATTCAAGAAACTGACCCCTTGTTAAAGGCCGCTAAAGATGCAGGCATTTATTGTCCTGATGAAGTACTTTATTCGGAGCAAGAGGCAACAGTACTAGGTACGATTGTAGATATAGGCCCAGATTGTTGGCTAGCATTTAAGAGTGCAAACCCTTGGGCTAAGGTAGGAGAAGAAGTATTCTACCCAAGACACGTAGGGAACGTAGTCACAGATCCCGTGACTGAAGAGAAGTTCCTAGTTATGACAGATGAGCGCATTATTTGCGGATACGAGGAGTAGACAATGGCTGAAGAGCAAGAACAGGTAAATACAGAACAATTAAAGACAGAGGTTAGTGCTGCAATTACAAAGCAAGAGCAGATCACACCTGAGTATACGGAATCAGAACAAAAGGCAATGGAGGCAGGATGGAATCCTGATGAAGCTTCATTAGAAGGATCAGATAAAGAATGGATCCCCGCAGACGAGTTCTTACGTAATAAAAGTTTCTTTACAGAAATTAAGAAACTGAAACGAGAAGTCCGTAAACAGCAAAAAGTGACAGAGGCTTTCAAACAACAGAATACTATTGTTGCAGAGAAAGCTTATGATCAAGCAGTAAAAGACCTTAAAGCACAGAAGCGGCAAGCAGCTGAGGAATCAGACGTCGTGCAAATGCTAGAAATTGATGAACAGATAGACACACTACAAGAGCAAAGAGCTCAACAAGCTCCTGTAACTGAGCCCCAGTATTCTCCAGAGGATTGGCAAGAGTCTTTCGAGACCTTTATTGATGCCAACTCTTGGTATAATACTGATGATGTGAAGACAGCGTATGCTGATTCAATGGGCACTAAGTATGCAGCAGCCCACCCAGACGCATCTCCAGAGGATGTTTATGCTCATGTAACCTCTAAGGTAACAGAGCAGTTCACAGAAGCGCCGAGGACTAGACCTCAGGCAGTAGCAACACAGGCACGACGAACCTCTAGTAAGTCTAAAGGTAGTACTCATGCAGTATCAGATATACCTGACGAACATCGTGGAATAGCGATGACTTTGATCAAAACTGGACAAGTGTCCGAAGAAGAATATCTTAAACAGTACTTCCCAGAAGACTACTCATAAGGAGAGACCATGACTACTAAACGAAAAGACCGTCCCGAAGAGAATGTAGAAACGAGGACAGAAAGACCTAGACGCTCATTTGTTGATGACGTATCTGATATTTTATCAGTACACAACAAAGACCCTGATTACGAGTATCGGTGGGTAAATGATGTGGCAGGTCGAGTGAATCGTATGATCCAAGCAGGCTATGATGTTGTGACAGATGGCATGGACATTGGTGTACGTGGCTCAGATTCAGGAGCACCTAATACAATTACTGTAGATAGGGCTCGAAATATTAAGGCAGTCCTTATGCGACTACGCAAGACATACGCAGATCAAGACAGACTAGATCGTAGTAATGCTATTGCTAAAACAGAGGCAGCCTTTTTCAGATCAGAAAAAGAGGCAGATGGACGTTATGGAGAAGCTGGTTACGAAGAGTAACACTCTGGGCGGTCTCTGCTACTATATTTAATTGGAGAAAATAAATGGCAAATACAGACCGTCCTAACGGATTCCGTTTTGTTAAAACCACTAATGGAGTAGCCACAGCACAAGTACGTGCTCTTGGGGTTACTGCAGCAGACATCTTTAAAGGTGACGTTATTGAACTTAGTTCTGGACTTGCGAAAGCATCAGTAACTAACTCAGCCGCTATCCTTGGGGTAGCTGTAGGTTTTGGTAAACGAGACCCTAGTACAGGAAGTATTGGATCTATGATGGATCCAGACAATCTAAACATCCAGTATTTTGACACAAGTAACATGACAAATACTGATTATGTCGTATTCTATATTCCTGCTCAAGGCAATATATTTGAGGCACAAACAAATGCAGCTGTTACTGCTGTAGTAGGCGGGGCCTACGATATTCTTCCAACAACTGGAGATACCACTACTGGTAATTCAGCCATGGAAATTAACACTACTAATGCTAACTCAGATTTAGTAGTTATCGAAGTCCCTGATTTACCTGATAATGATAATAAGCTCGTATGGGGCCGTTATTATGTTCAGTTCACTGCTGCAGAATTAGCATTCGCATAAGGAATATAAATTATGATTAATAGTTCGCATTGGGGCAAAGCCCTATGGCCGGGAGTTAACTCTTGGTATACAGAGGGCAAAGAAGATTATCCTGTTGAATACACACACGTGTATGAAACACGACAGTCTCGTAAAGCCTTCGAGGAAATCATGGGTACCTCAGGATTAGGGGCAGCTGCCGTTAAGCCTGATGGAGCGAGCGTTGTATATGACACGCATCAACAAGGATTCCTTTCTCGGTTCAATAACGTAGAGTACGGCTTAGGCTTTATTATCACACGTAATATGGTAGAGGATGACTTATACGATGTAATCGGTAAGCAGCGTTCTCGTGGATTAGCTCGAAGTATGGCACAGACTAAAGAAACTGTTCTTTGGAATGTACTGAACCGTGCTGATCAAGCTGCCTATGTAGGGGGTGATGGTCTTCCGTTAATGAGTGCTGTACATAAACAGAAAGCCGGAGGTACTTACAGTAATATTTTAAGTACTAATGCCGATCTGTCAGAAGCAGCTCTTGAGCAGGCACATATTGAGCTAGGCAAGTCTACTGATGAGCGCGGTCTAAAGATTAAGATCAAAGCACAGAAGTTGATTATCCCAGTTGACTTAGAGTTTGAAGCTGAGCGTATCTTAGATACTGAGAAACGTGTAAAGACAGCAGATAATGATATTGGCGTTATGTACACTGGTCGTGGACGAATCCCCGGCGGTATCGTTATGTCACATTATCTGACAGACCCTAATATGTGGCTCTTACAGACTGATGTAGACGATGGCTTGATTCATTTCGAGAGACGTGCTGATGACTTCAGTATGGACAACGACTTTGATACCGACAATGCTAAGTATAAGGGTGTGATGCGCTTTACTGGTGGTTGGGCAAATCCTCGCTGTATCTTTGGATCTAATCCAGCATAACTAGATGAGGGGTGCAAGCCCCTCTTCTTACTAAGGAAAATAATATGTCAATTACACATTTATCTGGGCCACTAGCTGTAGGAGAGGACTCAGTTAGGAGTATATCCTCCGATAACGGCAATGTGGCCCTAACTAAAGACGATGATGGAGTTACTTTTCTATTGTCAGGATCGGGAGCAATGACGATCTCTCTGCCCAACACCTCTACTATAAAGAATGGATTTACCGTCTCCTTTGTAGTAACCGAAACTCCTGTCGCAGCAGACTATGTAATTTTAGCTGGAGGAGCTCTGATTAGAGGAACTATTGCATCTTCTGAACTTACCTCCGCTGCTAATTCCCCTGCCTCTGGAGGAGCACAAGTAAACATTAAACAAATAGTAGCAGTCGTAGGAGACTCATATACTATTAGGTACCTTAAGGATACCTTATTTTCTTATGAGCAATACACTGTCACAGGCACGTCAGCAAATCAGACGGGCGTAACAATTACTTAAGGAAGGTCTAATGCCATTAACGCACTTTAATAATGGCGTATATCTCGGAGCTATAGGCGAAAAGATACGTGTCACTAATGTAGCAGAAGACATACAAGCAGCAATTAATCTACTTGGAGACAGGCGCACAAGAAGGCACACAGAGAGGAGAGCAGTAACTCTGGTCAATGGCTCAGCAACTGTCACATCTACTGCGTTATCAGATAATGCCATAGGATGGCGCTCAGGTAGAGTGGGGTTTCCGGGAGATAACTCGCAGATATACCGTGTAGATGACCTTATACGTTTTGGAACAGATACGCGCTACTATAAAATAAAAGAATTAGTATCTGATACAGTACAGATACTTTATGAGCCATATATAGGAGGAGCCTCCACGAGCACTATAGATGTAAATTATTACTACATTGATTGGGCGACTGTCTTAATAATGCCAAACCAGTACCCTATAGGAGGTGCCTATGTTCCTGTAGGTACTAGTGCTTTTAGAAGCATTAATCTACTTCCGGGAATATCTCTTGTGGGCATGGATTCTTCAGCAATTAGTATTAATGAGTCTTCTGCAGTTCCTGCAGTGCCTATAACTAATTTTGGTGAAAATAGACTATACAACCTACAGCTCTCCCCTACTAATAGGTGGGGTGTGCTAGATGGGTGTATTACTAACAATTACTCAGTTAATGACGGAAAGACCAGCAGCAGTGCGTGGGACAACTCGTATCATTGGGGCGATCAGCAAGGATACATTGAGGGCTGCGTCTTAGACATACGTGACTTGTCAGGAGCTCACGCCGGAGGAGATGCCCGTATAGGCTTTGTTCCTAATGGTACAGTTACACATAAGAATTGTAGGATTATTAACGACAACTATAGCGGCTATAGTTCCACAAATGTTTCTGGGATGGACGTGACACAATCAGTCACTAACACTAAGATACGTATGCTAGACACCGTTATAGAGGTGCGTAAGGGGTTTGAGCTTTCAGGAGCTAACCAGATACTAACTCCGTATAATATTATCTGCGATCAGATAGCTACCTACACCTACAGTAATCTTGAATTAATATTTACTGGAATAGATATAGATGCTTCTGCGAGTATAGCTACTTCAGGTATTGGAGGTATCCGGGTATCGTCGGCAAGTATTGTTAATTTAGATAATGTAAGGTGTGATATAGATAATAACGGAAATAAGGACACAGTAGGAGTTATTGTAGAGGCAGCAGCCACGGTGAATATAACTCACTGTAACTTAGAAGTATCAGGCACTACAAACTCAGCAGTATACTCTAACAACGCCGGAGCTACTGTAAATATACGCCAGTCTCGACTTAAGGGAGCGACTAATGCTATACGGAATGTAGCAGGAACAGTGACTATAGATCAGGCTACAGCAGACGGCAGGGTAGGACTAACTGTCGGAACAGTTGCAATAGGAGCAACCTAATGAACACATCACAATCGAGCGGAAGTATTAATGTTGCTGGAAGTAAAGCACTATCTACAGGATCAGGACTACTTACTGCAGTAACAATTAACACAGATGGCACTAATGTTGCAACAGTATCTATTTATAATAATACGGCTGCTTCTGGAGACCTGTTATTCCAAGCATCTGTACCTGCGGCAAACCTAACAGAGCACTTCTATTTTCCACAGAATATTAGAGCATCAAAAGGTATGTACGTTAGTGTAGTAGGTGTCGGCGCAACAGCAATAGTTTATACAGGATAAGAATGGGACGCGCTGATTACTTAAAGCTAGGTGATTGGAATGCGCAGTGTGATCGCTGTGACTTCAAGTTCAAGGCTAGTGAATTACGAGAGACATGGGATAATCTATATGTCTGTAAAGACTGCTGGGAACCTAGGCATGTAAGTGACTTCTTTAGGATAGAGCCGGATGATACCAGTGTTCCTTGGACAAGACAAGCAGATAATAAAGCAGCTGGCGTAGTCCTAGTAGGAGACATAGACAAGACTCTACAGATGGGCATAGATACTAGCACTCAAAACTGGGACACAGTCCTCACAGCTAATAGAACTATAACGCTTAGTACTATAGATGCACAGAGAGGCGACATGTTCAAGATATATAGAACAGGGATAGGCGCATTTACTCTGGCTAGCGACAGTCTTAAAACCCCTCCTACAGAAATACCGTTTGTAGCGATTGTGGAATTCACAGGAACAGTCTGGAAATTAATAAATTATAGTACTTTATAGGAAGAGCGATGCCACTAAGTAACAGCACTAATTACACAATAGACAGGGATACGTTGATCCGTAGTGCCTATGAGCTTATTCACGTTGCCGTCGAAGGTCAGGCTATGCAGGCTAATGAGATTACTGTAGCGTCACGTACTCTTAATATGATGCTAAAGGCATGGACAGCCTTCGGCCTACATATATGGAAACGTAAGAGGCATATCATTAATCCATTAGTACTTAATCAGTCGCAGTACTTATTAGGAACTCCTTTAGCCACTAGAGTAACTCTTGCTGGTGCAGGAACAACAGCCACTGCAACTATTGTGCAGCATAACCTAAGTACAGGAGAGTCTATTACTATTGCAGGAGCAACAGACGTAGACTATAATGGTACTTTTACAATTACTGTTACAGATGAGAATACCTTTACTTATACTGCTGGAGGTGCTGTAGGTGCTACTGATGCAGGAACAGCAGTACTTGCTTCAGCAGGATCTATTATCCGTCCTGAGAGATTGTCTGAGGTTACCCGAGTAGATACTTCTGGTAACTCTGTGCCTATGACTGAGCTAACTCGTAATGAATATGAGCAGTTACCTACTAAGACAAGCGCAGGAATCCCTATACAATTTCATTATGAAAGGACATTAGGGGCAGGTATATTTTACGTATGGCCAACAGCCGACGCTACTGCAGTAACTGAGTATAAGCTACACATAGATTACCAAGCACCCATAGACGACATGAATGCTAGTAATGATTCTTTTGATTTTCCTCAAGAATGGTATGAGGCAATTACTTTAGGTCTGGCCGAGAGGTTAGGGCCTAGATATGGGCTACCTATAGATGAGCTACGTATACTTAAAGGTGACGCATTTACTGCACTTACCCTTGCAAAAGACTATGACGTAGAAGAAGGCTCAGTTTATCTACAGGCGGACTTACCGCCACCGGCAGGGCAATGAGACTTAATTTAGTTAACAATATATCTGCAAGAGCGGACTCTGAGAATGCACAAGCACGACTAGTTAATTTTTATGTTGACCAGTCTAGTGGTACTCAGGGAGAGGTCTCCTTAATGCCCTTTCCTCACGCGACAGCAAATATAACTATTGATGATGCGTCAGGTGGCTGTATAGGAGGGATAGGTGCTTGGACACTACACTATGATGCAGCAGCCACTCCTAAAACAACGCTACATAAGGGAACCGCAACCTACGGGGCAGAGACAGATGATGTAACTATAACTACTTCAAGAGCTAGTTTAGTTACTAATGGCTCTGATACGCCTACACAAATACTCATTACTGGGGGAAGTACTGCCTATGTGGGGAATGCGCAGGGCATGTGGCCACTAGACGGTGTAGTTAATTTCTCTGGCACGTCCTTAAGTGGGACCTCTGGAGCAATAACTTACTCAGTTATGTTTACAGGAACATTTACTAATGACGGTACTTATGTAGCTACGCAAGCATCTACTTCTGGAGCAGGCTCAGGGATGAAAGTTTCTGTAGTTATCTCAGGAGGAGCAGTAACCTCTATTAATAAAATCCTTGCTATAGGCACTGGTTATGTAATAACAGACACAATTAACCTGACTATACCCGGAGCAGGGCAAACTGTTCCCTGCGCATTATCTGTGTCTAACTTATATACGCGACAGACTAATGACTTAATAGATACTTCTTCTGCATTTCGCTTTAATCAGGCAGGCAAACTCGCTAAGATAGGCATGTCTATATATAACTCTACAGAAGACATTTACGTTGGGATAATAGCAAGAAAGTACGAGGATGTACTGACCCTTGCTCTTGATTTAGTTCCCGTAGGGGATAATTACACCTTTGCTAACTCCTATGGAGAGGTCTTCGACTCGCAGACGTGTACATACCTAGATGGGTATTACATTAGAGATAAGGTTGGTACAGGCAGGTTCTATATATCAGAGCTTAATAACACTAATGTGTGGAACTCCTTAGACTATGGTACGGCTGCATACTCAGGAGATTCTTTACAGTGCGTTATAGCAAAGAAGAATGAGCTATGGTTAATAGGCAGCACAACTACAGAGATATGGTATAACTCTGGGAATATAGACTTTCCATTTACTCCTATAAAAACTAGTGTAATACAGAACGGAACAACTAAGCCTTACACTGTTTCCCTAGTAGGCAATGAGCTGATGTGGGTAAGTTCTCTGGGCTTTGTTGTTAAGTCTTCTGGATTGTCTGTGTCTGATAGGCCTGCCCCCATAACTGAGCCAGTTACTGGTGACTACGCCTCTGTACTGCAGTACGGAGGTTACTTGTTTTATTGCTTATTTACGAATAGAGAATTTACGTATGTATATAACTACAGCACAGAACTGTGGTCACGTTGGGCATATCAACTTAACGGTATATGGTATGATTATCCTATAGGGCACATATATGGAGGATACCTATATAGTAGAACTACTGCACATAGATTCCTAGATGCTCAGCAAGGAACAGATTATTTCTCTAATGGCCTCTTAACCCGCGAGTTGCGGTCAGGTCATATACTTGATCCAGAGGATCATGTCAAGATGGCACACAATTACGTAGAGATGTACTCAACACAGGACGCATCTTTAATTGTAGCTGGCATCTTAATTAACGTAGTAATACCTAATGAGTTTGTTGATTGGGGTGCTGTTGGGATCGCCCTTAATTCGGACTACTTAATAAATGAAACAGACGGGACTGCTACAGGAACTATTACAGCAGTGTCTGGAAATACTTTTACATTAGCCTCTTTAGGAACATTAGTCGCCGGAGATAAATTTACTGTGCGCTCTGGAGTAACGGGACTACCTCTTAGTACAGTAACTCCTGCAGTAACTCTTAGCTACACAGATAATGGAGGAAGCACGGTTACCAGAGAGACACTAATAAAGGGCGACAGAGTAGTATGGAACATGTTAGGAAGTGCTAGAGACCGTATCTACATATTCTCAATAACAGAGCTTACTGCCACCTCGGTCTTTACTATTTATGCAGGGCTTAAGAAGATGTTATCGTGATCTCATCTAAAGTAGACTTTGATTTACCTGACCAAAGAGATAAATTTATAGACCAATTAGTTGATCATGTGAACTACCACGTATGGAAAGATGTGGGAACTGGTACTAATCCTGTATTTCAAAATAGCTGGACAACTGCCACTAGTAAGCATTTTGGGTATAGATACTTTCCTATAACAAACACAGTACACGTACATGGTAGGCTGACTCCGGGAACAGAAACAGACGGCACTGTTATATTTACCCTACCTAAAAAGTACTCTCCTATAAAAGAGTACTCATATGCAATAGTCTCTGATGTAGCTGGAGGCGCTGGAGGAAGACTGGTTATCATGCCTACAGGGGCAGTAACTATCTACAATGCAAATACAACAGGAACATATTACGATATAAATATAATATATCCACTGGACTAATTTATGAGTAACCAACTAGCACAAGAAGATAGACTATTTTATGCACTAACAAACCTTCCTCAGGCAAATTATGAGGACAGTGCTGAGTGGCAAAAAGACTTTGACTATTTCTCTGCTAATGGTACCTTGCCAGAGACTAGTCAATTTTATAATCCAGAAGATCCCTCTAATATAGATTCAGGATATACACAAGGACAAGAACAAGTCGCACAGGGTCAGTTTTCTGGTATGAATGAGGAGGAAACACTGCTTGCACAGAGGGAGTTAGATGCTAGTAACGCAGGCAAAAGGGATAATGCAGCCTTTAGGGATCTTACCAGCTACGCTAGAGGAGAGGCGTACATACAGGGGATTTATGAACAAAACAATACTGCTCCTGAAGTAGGTGATAACACTGTAAATGCAGATATGAGTAATTGGTACCTGCAGCGTTTTGGTGTGGACGGGCCTGCCGGGTATGGAGAAATACGCGGCAAGTATGCTGGGATTAATTCGCCACGAGATATGCGCCTTGCATATGATGCAGCTCAGGCAGGTAACTTAGGCCCTAACGCTACTTTATCCGATAGAAGCTACGGAACTTCTGGTGCATACCCTACATACATGACTGACAGAGCAACAGATGCTGTAAATGATGCCTATAGTGCGGGCAGTGGTCGTCCGGGAGGAGACACAGCGACTCAGGCAGGACTAATCCCTGTTACTAGAGGGATGATAACAAATCAATACGGAGGAGCTGTTGGGCCTACTGATTTGCCGGGAGGGGGAAATGCATATAATCCTAATCCTGCGTACAGAAACAATGATACAGGTACAACAGGGACAAATACCCGCCCCGGAATAGACGTTGGGCAAGGAAGATTTGATCCTACTAATACATTACCTGATTTAGGCACTACAGGTACCACAGGTACTACAGGAGACACAGGTACTACAGGAGACACAGATATGCCTGATGCAAATAGAGGGCCTAATAGCCCAGATAATAGTAGGTTTAAAGATACGCCCGCTGCAGGTCTAGGAGACCTGCCTGATTATGGCAGCTATGTCCCTACTGAAATACGTACAGGAAGTCAAGAAGAGGTAGCTGCAGATACATTTACTAACCAAATTAATCTTGCAGATCTGGGAAGGGTACAGCAGCGTAGTGACATTCTTAAAACTACTGAACAATGGCGAGATGATACCGAGAGACGTTCTACAGAAGCTAGGGACTACCTTAGTGATTACCAAGACCAAATAGATACTAGGACAGGAACATATCAGTCTGGTCTAGATACTCGTGCCGGAGAATATGACACTAAGATAAATGATATTTACAGTCCATACATCTCTCAAGGAGATGCTGCTACAGGCGAGTACGAGTCACTGGCAGGATCAGACATTAATGTAGACTTAGCTAATGATCCCGGCTATAAGTTTAGGATGAGAGAAGCTGAAAAGGCTGCATTACGCCAGCAAAGTGCCTCAGGGTCGTTAAATACTGGTGGCGGACAAAAAGAATTAGCTAGGTACATGAGTGGTCTTGGGTCACAGGAATATGGCAATGCTTATAATCGTGCGTCTAATTTACGTACACAGAGACTAAGTATGCTGTCTGAACTCTCTGGTAGGGGTGCTAATTTCTCAGGAAGGTACGGCGCGCAAGTAACTAATCCTATGGATAACTTACAAGATACTACAGGTAATGTACAGAACCTAACGCCAACTGTGGCCGATTATGGACAGATATATAACAATCGCCTAGGCTCTTTAACTGGCACTAACCAGAGTTATACAGACTCCTTGGGTAACTCTCTAGATACGTTAGGGGCAAACCAATCACAGATACTCACTAATCGAGCAGCTCGTGCAGATGCAAAACGTGCAGGAAGGACTAGTACATTAAACCAATTACTAGGTGCTGGTGGCATGATAGCTGGCGGATTAACAGCTAATCCGGCCCTATTTGCAGCAGGCGCAGCTACGGTATAGGAATAAAATTATGAGTAACGTACTTATACAAGGAAAGACTGTAACTAATCTTCCTAAGGAGTGCCTAGTTTCTACTGATGGCACTCAGATTATTACTACTATAAATCCTGCTACTACTTCTGTGTATCAATTCCTAACAGATACTGGGAGTAAAGCAGGAGCACAGAGCATGGTAGGGGATTACTCAATAAATGCAGGAGAGTTCTTCATTAAGCCTGCAGCTAATGAGATTATTGTAATTTCTAAAATGATCGTACATATCCATGATAATTCTAAGTTTACTGCGGCCGGGTATGGTGGCGGGGGAGCACTAACTAATGGTATACGTATAGTACTCTCTCAAGGAACAGACCTAAGTACTACAATATTAGAAGACTTTACAGCCCTACAGACTATAAAATCTCACGGCATTTGGACTCAGTATGGAGGACATTTTATGAGGATAGATTTTGGGGCAGGCGATGACTTCGCGATGGTTGAGTTTGACTGGCCAATACCACTAGCTATACATGGAGATTCCTCTGAATTATTTGGGGTTATCTTAAATGATGATTTATCTGCACTAGTAGATCACACAATATATATTAATGGAACATTAGTAGGGGTATAATATGGCAGGCGGCAGAGGCTTTGTAAGTCCTATAGCAGGACAGACACTACAACAGATACAGCAAGCTAATACTTGGGGCATAGGTAATGCTATTACTCAAGGATTAGATTTTTATAATAAACAAAAAGATAGGCAAGAAGAGCAGTCCCGGTATGAGGATAAGAGAGCTCGCCAAGGAGAGCAGGACGAGGCTGCTCGCCAAAAACAGAAGAGAGCTAGCCAGCAACAAGATTATGAGATGAGGCAGAAGCTGGGACAAGAGGCTGCTAGAGAAAGAGCATATAAAATGTCTTTGCCTAAGACTGAATCTAGAGAAGAGTGGGGCAAATGGACTAAGGCACAGGAACTTGCAAAGAACAACTCAGCCACTGCTTACGGATATAAGATGTTAAATGCTATAGACAGAGGCAATCCTATTGATATGAAAGGATCTTCTAAAGAGTTTAAGCATAGGCATGAGCTTGATCTAGCTATAGCTGAGTACGCTAAGAATCCTTCTGAGAGAAATAAGACTAAACTCATAGATGCACAGGATGAGGTGAGTAATGATAAATCTCGTAATGAAGATCCATCAGCTACTTTATCAAGAGATATTTCTAGAGCACAGGCGGCAGTAACTAATGGTATTCCCGGCGCTCAAGAGAAGCTTAATAAATTACAATCAAAGAGTACTAAGATTCAGAATAAAGAAGACCTAACTAGGATCAAGACTGTTACGGCTAAAGAAGATAGAGCCTTCAGTGTTGCTAATTCTGTTTGGAACTTTAGTACAGATAAAGATGGAAACACTGAAGTACCTATAGCCCCGGAAGGGTACGCTGAAGTGGAAGAGCGTCTGATAGAGCTTGAGGCTAAGTATGGCCGTAATAAAGCTGAACAAATGATCTCTAGGGAGTACAAGTTAGAGGATCCTACGTGGGGGACTCAAAAACTAGTAAGTAACTACCTTAAAGAGAGGGGAGGCTGGATGTATGATACACGAGAGACTCCTCCTAAGCCAATGTACCGAGTAAAGTGATATGCCTTTAAGTTCTTATGAAAAAGATCTAGCTAAGACTGCCAGTTTTGGTAGCTCAGTGTCAGAACAGAGGGCTGCTGCGGCAGCTCTTTCTGATTTACAGTACCAGACACCTGACGGCGAGGAACCTGTTGAATACATCCCCCCTGTCCCTGTTAAAAAAGTACCTAAGATCAGTGCGTCTAAAGAAAAGGATATGAGACCTGCGTGGGAGCAAGAGGATCGTCCTCCTACATGGGAAGAAGCAGGAGCTATAGGTGATTCTACTGTAGAGCCGAGCTTGTATGAAAAGATACAGTACGGGTTTGCCTCTATGGATGGCCTTACTACTAACGCTGCTAATTTCATGGAAAGGCAGTTACCGTTAGGTCGTATGGAGATTAAAGAGGGCACTGCATGGTCATGGCGATATGTTCCTCCTGACCCTAAACTAGTCAAAGCTATTGATGACTCTAAAGCTATGGTTACTGCTATAGACAAAGAACAGAGACCTCCTACATGGGAGGAAGCTGATGTAATTGATGGGGCACTTAGTTTACAAAACCGAATACGTGACGAGAAGCTAACAAAAGAGTTCCCTGAAATACACAACACTAAGTACGCTCAGGACGGCGCTGTATTAATAGGAGCGCTTGGTTCTGCCTTAGCTGATCCTACTACTGTGTTGATACCCTTCTCTGGAGGAGTTAAAGCAGTGATGGGTACAGGCGCAGCATTAGGGGCAGCCGATACTACGGCATACCAGTTAGCTACTAAAGGTAGTGTCGATCTAGAGGACGTTGCTATAGCAGCAGCTATAGGAGGAGTTGCTGCAGGGCTTATACAAGCAGGCGGACGTGCCTTTACTAAGTGGTTAGCTGGTAGAAAAGCTGAGGGTATCCCTATATCTAAGGCAGAGATTATTGAGAAGCAGATTGAGTACAAAGTAGCAGAAGGAGACCCTTCTAAGTTAGCAGATGCTATTAATGACTCTCTAGGAATTAATCGTAAAGAGGTAAATTCTAGGAATGTACGTAAGGCTGCTATGCAGGATGCACTTAAAGATGATCCAGAGATGACATCTTTCTTTGACAAGTATGCTAGAACACAGGATGACTTACGTGACATCGCACAACAGCAAGCAGTTAAGGCTAAACCTAGTTCAGTTAATGCAGAACTACGTGCTGAATTCAAGGCTATAGAACAGGTAAAGCAGAAACAAGCAGAAATAGACGCTATGTTTGAGCAGCGAGCACGGCAAGGAAGAGTAGAAACACAGATCCTTGTTAATAAATTTGATGCAGAGGCTCGTCTACGCAAAGGAGCTGTCACGCCCCTAGAAGATTCAGATATTACACGACAGCTTAAAAGAGAAGTGGCTAAGAAACAGCAAACCTTAGGCGAATTCAAGGGAATGTTAAAACAATCTGGGGGAATTGACCAGAAGTTACTACAGAATATGGGCAGCACTCTTGGAGGGGCTGGACTTGGTTACGTGTGGGAAGGGAAAGAAGGGGCTATGGTAGGGGCTGCTATTGGTCTGGGACTGCCTTGGGCACTAGGAAAGTCCTACACAGCTTTAGGAAAAATGAGCACATGGGCAGAAGATACTATAATTAAAAATGCAGCTTCTATAGCTACACAGCCTCGTATGAAGTTCCAGCATCTAGGAAATACTGGTAAGGTATTTAGTGCAAGACTTACTGCTGCAATAGATAATGCGGAGTTAGCCTCAGCTAAGTTACTTACTGACTCAGATAAACTTCTTAACAAGATGACTAAGCAGGAGCAGGATGTGTTTATTCAGGGAATGCGTAATGAAGTTCCTATGAGAAACCTTCCAGAAAATATTAAGAGAGCAGTACAAGTAACTAAACGTGACTTTGTTTCAGCTATTAACCAGAGTATTAAAGCGGGAGTTATTGATAAGAAGCAGGGACTTAAGTTAGTACAACGGGCTAAGCAAAAAGGTTATTGGCCGCGAGTATATAACGAGGCATTCTTATCATCTAAGGAAGGGAAAGAGAAGTGGCTAGAAGTATTTACTAAGCAAGAATGGGACGAAGACTCCCTACGTAAGACTTTAGTTGCTGTGATGGGCAATAATGAAAAGACTATTGAGAAGATTATTAACCTATCTAAGAAAGGTGAAAAAGGTTTTTATCTATCTAGAGAACAAGCTGCCAAGCTATGGGAGCGCCGTGGAGTATATCGTAAGTCTAAGAGAAGCTCACACTTAGAGCATAATAAAAAGATACACGTAAAGAATGAGAGTATACTAGATCCTTTTGTTATAGACAATCCTCATGCTGTTTTGACCAGTTACTACCATGATGTGTTTAGACGCATTAAGATGGCAGAAGCTTTTGGGGCGGATGATTCTTTAGCAATGAAGTTAGCAGACAAAGTAGGCGAAGAATTCACAGCTAAAGAGGCTAACTACATGAGACAGGTGTACTATAATGCAGTAGGGGACTCTAAGGCAGATGCTATTATGAGTTCATTATTAATGGAGGACGGTCTACGTAGATTCTATGGAACCGTTAATGCAGTTGAGACCCTGAAACTCACGTTAGCTCAGTCTATTAATGTTGGGCAGGCCTTGATTAATGGAACTACTTATTTATCAGGAAGAGTTAATCCAATAGATACGTATAAGATTGCCTATAAATCGTTAATTAAATCCTTTAAGGAGGAGGGGCAGGCTGTTGCTGATGAGTCGGGAGCAGCTATGGAAGCTACTGTACTCCAGACATTAGGTGAGTACTCAGAAGGGAGCTCTATTTTAGGAAGACAAGTTACTGGGAAGTTTGCAGCTCTTGAGTACCTTAATAATCCTACACAGTTCTTACGTGCTACAGGTTTCTTAAGAGTAGAGCAGTTCCAGAGAAAGTTTGCTGCTAATATGGGCAAGGCTTATGCTGAGAACTTACTAGGAAAGAAAGCACTAATAGACTCTGGTGAAATTATAGGAAAGAAAGCAGACAAGATCCTGGCTCAGATGGAAGAGATAGGACTGACTAGTAATCTAGCATCAGACCTAGTTCCAGAAGGGGATCTTTTACGAGCTGCCCTTAGATTCAGTAATGAGATTAACTTTAAGAATACAGCAGATAGGCTCCCTCTTATGTGGCAGTCTCCTCATGCTAAAATCTTTACTAAGTTTAAATCATTTGCATTCCAGCACGGAGCTTTTATTAAAGAGAATGTAGTAAAGCCTGCTTATAATGGTAACTTACTGCCTGCCTTTAATTATCTTTTAGTAGGTACTCCTGTAGGGATGACAGTAGATGAGTTCAGGAGACTAGTTAAAGGGGATGATTCTGAGTTAACTATGCTAAAGAGAGTGTTACGGGGATTTACCTCAGTAGGGGGTTTAGGAATAGCACTAGATGTGATGGCTAGTAGTGCTTACTCAGCTACCTCTAGCTTAGCGAATCTAGCCGGGCCTTTCGCAGGAGATGTAGGCAAGCTTGCTCATGGGGCTATTAACAGCGTCTCACAAGGATCTGTTAAACCTGTAGTTAGAGCAGCTGTATCTACCCAAGTCTTTCCGGGCAAGAAGGTACTGATGGAGGAACTAAAGACAGAGGTAAGAAGAAAGAAAACAACTAGAGGCGGTGCTAGAAGGAATGCATCAAGAAAGAGGTACTCACGATGAGTGATGACTATGAAGTATTAAAAGGTTTAGGGGACGGAACATCGGTGGGAATACTAGTTGCTACATTAATGGAAGGCTTACCGGCGGTTGCTGCAGTCTTAACTATTGTCTGGACATGCATCCGTATATATGAGACTGATACAATACAAAGATTATTTAGGAGAAAGAAGTGACATTAAACCAAGCTATTGAATTTACTACACAGAAACTTAAACAAGGATATACATCAGATGGATGTACCTTTGCTCCAGATTTCTGGATTAGAGATGCTTGTGTAGTACATGACGTGCTTCTACAGTTCAATCCTGTTAGTTCTTTTAGAGCTGATTGGATTTATTTCTTGCTGATGCTAAAGAAGGGCTTTGTCTTAGCCCCCCTTTATTATGCAGCAGTTACATTAAGAACTATAGTCGTAGACACATAATTACTTGTGTCCTGTTAGGCTCCCTCCAAAATACAAACCTATGATACTCATGGCAGCATGAGTGTCTAGGGGAGTAATCACTATGTTACTGGCCTGTACTTGGTGCCATAGCAACTCTGACTTACCATCTGTAAAGAACAAGAACCCGGGACTGAACTCCGTCCACCCATAGACCACTCCCAGATCCAGAAATGGGGCAAGTTTCGGCAACACGAAAACCGAAAGAACTACCGTGACCGCTATAAAACGACGTGTCCAAGTAAAGCGTTTGTTCGTATTGTTCCTTATTTCCTGCCTTTCCGCTGAGGTCGCTCCAAAAGCCTCCATCGTCTGTTGGTGTTTCATCTGCTCGTAGTCTTGTTTCTTTGACCACAGCTTCAGTACTCCTCCCAGAATCGTTGATCCCAGAAGGGTGATTATCTCTAGGGGTATCATGTTCCTCTCCTGATATGTGTATATGATTAGACTCTATTTTAAATTTTAATTGTTTTTCCTTTAAGAGTCTTATTAGGTGTGGAGCATCTTCTCTATGATCTAGAACTATGTCAACTGCGAGCCCCTTTAGATGCTTACTATTAGCCACTCCGCCTACAGCTTCATTACGTGAAGAAGAGCGTATCCATGAAGTTACTGAGAAAGGGATACAATTATTAATATCTAGAATCTTATCTGTAAAGCTACTGCCCAGAGCAGGCGAGCTGCTCAGGACAAGTAACAACACCCACTTAAGCATTACGTTAGTAACTTCTGAATATTAGTACTAATCTTAGCCGCAGTCTCTGCTTCTTTTTTACTATCCAATAATCGTTTCTCCAGATAAATGATCTCATCGCGTTCTCTTTCTGCAAGAGTGTCTAACTGCTTTGCCATCTTAGTTAGGTTCTTTGTAATTCTTTGTACGCTCATATGCTTAATTCCTTGCGGATACGTGCCGCTACTTCATTTTTAATAGTCTCTGGTACATCCTTTAGAATGTATCCAGCCTCTCGTTTGCCTTTATCTCTGTAAGCCAGAACAAAGTTCTTTACATGCCGCTGTATTAAGAACTCGGACATATGTACTACATTGTCTGTCATTATATCCTCCTATTCCATCGTCCTGATTTAGTTAATTGCATAGGAATTAAGACTGGGGCATCCTCTATAATAGCCCCGCACCCTATGATTGGTTTATTATTAGTATAGCCTCTACTGTAGTTAAACGCAGGAGAGCTTGTATCAACTAAGCACCCTACTGTCATTGCCCACCTAAGTACCTCTGTATCTGCAAAGTATTCTAAACCAAATGTACCGTGGAAGTGTCCTTGCACTGTGTGGTGGCTATGGTTCTTTGCATTAGTTAGCGTGTTCTTAGACATAGAATGTACCATCAAACAAGAATTATACTTATCTACTTTAAAGTAATCCTTATCTGTCCATACCCAGTCAGTGATACCATACATATCATTATAGTCTTTGATGTGTTCTAGCGGTATGTCTGCTGATCGAGCCTTCCTTGCAGTCATAGTGCAGTGGTTGCCTAGACTGATAGTCATCTTAGGGAATAGTTTATGTACTTGCTGGATAAATCTCTTAGCCCTGTTATGTTCATCTTTAGCGGATAGTACTCCGTACTCTATAGGATGAAAACTACCTGTGTGATTATCTACCATATCACCTACACTCTTAGCTAACTGTATATCATACTCCTCCTTGATGGCTGCCAAGAAAGGCACAGTGTCCCTATGGTGGTATGGGGCATGAGTGTCACTAATAAACAAACAATTATTCATTAATCTCTCCAAAGATCTTCTCTACTTGCTCTTCTAGATCGTGGTCTAGTGCTAATTGTTCTAGTTTATCCATTAAGAATACAATAACACGTCGCTGGGACTTAATAACAGAGTCCCTACCATCTATAATGTTACGTAAGTCGCGTATAGTCTCTTCTTCTGCTGTCACCTCTGTTCTCCTCTAAGGTTCTTATTATGTAAGATCATGCCCGCTCCTTTAGTTCTTTAATACGATCTCTGTATTTCTGTTTAGTACGTTCACGTTTAAGTCTTCTCATACGTTTACGTAGCTTAGAGATCTCCTTCTCTATCTCAGACCTATGGTTAGGGTGGTAGGGATTATTTCTGTAGTCGGTGTCCCAGTACTGGGTTAGCCGTCTTAAGAACTCAAGAGGAGTAGTGTAGCTTCTGCGTAGCCATGACAAGACTCTTCCTTCTATCTGATTACAGTTCCTACAGAGCACTCTCCTTACGTGCCCAGTACCATGATCATGGTCTAGTGTGTCCTCTCCTGACTTTATAGTAGTCATACATAAAGGACATATACCTTTCTGCTCAGCTAATAGTTTTTTCCTGAATTCTTTTACCTCGATTCTTTTTAACCTCATTATAATATCTCTAGTTAGTAGTACTTAAAGGCTCCCGTAAAATCCAGAGTAGGGTACTATTGCACTCATACACATCCTCCCATCCCTCTCCCCAGTAGTCCTCGTAAAGTTCTTCTATGCGCTGCGTCCGCTCTGCATGAGTACGGTCTGCTAGGTGCTTACCTGCTTTGACTGGGCCTAACCCCTTTACTCCGCAAATATTGTCAGTCCTGTCTCCTGTCAGCATCTGCGTATCAAATAGTAATGAGCCTCTTGCTTCGTCAGTATAGCTCCACTCATTTTTAATGAAATTAAAGTGGTGTCCGGGAATCATTAGCAAGTCCTTATCCACACTACAGATAACTGTAGTATTGTGGTCTGCCTGTGTCTGGTCTATCCCTAGCTGATCATCGGCCTCAATCCCATCACAGAATATAGCGTTATGATGATTAACAAGATAATCTCGAATATCATTATAGAGTAAGGGTTTAGCAGCCCTTCCAGCTTTATAGCTAGGTAAAGCAGTGTGCCTAAAGTTCCAGCCGCCAGTAAGGTAGAGACGATACTCATCAGCATTTACACTCTCCTTTAGAGACTCTATCATAAGCTTCACTGTATGTAGAGCAAACTCAATAGACTCAGTATATGTATTGCTACTTACAACATATTCATCCTCATGCAGTTCCTTTAAGAACCTGTTAAGATCAGTTTTATTATCAAACTGAGCCAGCCTCCCTGCTGGCTCGGCTGACTTAGAGTACACGTCATAATCCGTATGCTGACACGCAAAGGCACATCTGTATAGGATTACATCAGCGTCTACTAATGCTATCTTAATGGAGGGAATCAACAGCTTTCTCCGCTGAAAAATCATCTAGATGCTTAGCCATGTCTTTACTGAACATTAAGCATTCTACAAGATTAAATGACTCATACTCGACAACAGTAGTAGCTTTGTTCCTAACTGAGTATCCCCTAGACACCTTTCCATTAGCATCTGTGACGTCCTGTACACTAATAGTATAGTGCTCGTTCTCATCTAAATTATCCTGTGCTTGTTTTAAATTACTCATCAACTACCTCCACGTCTACTTCTACATTTTCTGATAAATCTGGCTGAATAGCTTTGCGAGCAAAGTCTAATGTCAGCTCATCTATCAGATCAAACAATACTTCATAGCCCTTGCCTTTAGGTAGGGTAAGTACTCCTGTTGATACTGCTATATCAATGGCATTAATGGCGTCTTTACGAGAAGACTGATACACAATACTCACTTGTCTCGCGTCAGGAGAAGACACTTTCTTTGTTGCGGCAGCAGGAGAGGTATCCGCTGCTGTTTTAACAATACTATTTTTTACTACTTCAGAGCCATACTGAGTACTGTTAAAGGTGAAGGTGATTGTGTCCCCCTCTGCCACACGGGGATCATCAAAGCCACAACCAAACCACTCATCATTTAGTTTAAAACTAAATAAAGGGCTGTTTAGTTTTTTGCCGGACGCTGCCTCAGTCTTTTGTGATACGTATTCTACTGTTCCTGTTTGTTCCATAATAACCTCAGTTAATTATCTTAGGGGGATAGTATCCCCAGTTGTCGGATAGTTCTGCTTCTACCTTTAAGGGTATCTTCAGAGTAATGTTATATACTGTGTTTAAATAATCTGGGATTTCTTGGGCAAACACATAGTCAGTTATCTCGTTTAATGTCTCTGTCTCCTCTGGGTTCTCGTCAGTAATGATGCTGTCATGTACCGTGTTAATAATCATAGACTCTAAACTAAGGGCCTTCATATAATGCCATACATACGTAACTCCTACAGGAATTATTTCTGCTGTAGCTAGGCTCTGTATTGGGTAATTTCTAACATTAGTATTTCCTTCTACATACCCTGTGCGTGTTAGTTTAATCTTAGGCCAGTAAAATATCAGCCCGGTTGGTAACACTTGCTGTTTTGACAACAAAGCTTCGTTAACCCATCCATCCTGTGTGGATGTAATCTGGTGGTATTTTTTCCTAAAAGCTTTATAATATCGTTGCTCGTTTGCTGTGCCGCTAGTGCCGCCGAACAAAGGTTTAAAAGTATGCGCCTTGGCTGGTGTTCGTTCACAGCCAATAACTGAAGCCGTGTATGCATGTATGTCGTATCCTTCGTTAATGTCCTTAATAGCCTGCTCATCTCCTCCAACATGGGCTGCAATTCTGAATTCAAGTTGAGCTGCATCTCGTTCTCCAATTCGCCATCCATCTCTTCTTCTCCTGCTAGTAAATAGCTGTTTAAAGTTACGGTCAAAATTCTGGAAATTCATTTATGTTACGTCTGTCCATGTACTCTGTATGTCGCCATACAGATCAGACTATATCATCAGTAGCTAGTCTCCTCAACTACTGCAATGCGCTTCGGGTACTGTCCTTTCCCCTACGTCTTTCGACTAGTCGTTGCACGTTCTAATTGATGAAGTCTTGAATGAGCCCCTAAGGTCATTAAGGCAAGATTGTTTATATTATTGTTAGTTTTATTCCCATCTATATGATGGATACAAAAACCTTGAGGAATCTCTGACATAAACATTGACTCACACATAACTATAGAGTGCTTAAAGACATGCTTACATCCCTTTCTTCCTGTATACCAGTCTGGTTTTAGGTTAAGTATATAGCCCTTGCCGTCAGATATGTCTCCAATAAACTTTTTACTATCTTTGCCATTCTTTCCATGACTAGGATTTTTATTGCCTAGTTTAGAATTCCTATAACAGATGCTCTTTCTTGCCAGTCTATGCTCTATAGGATAGTTCTTGTGGAGATATCCACCAACTTTCCAGAAAGCAACACCCAGCATATCAGCTATCTCTTGAATAGTGTACTCTGTGTTCTCATATAAGTCTTTTATCTTATCCATGTTGTGCCTCCTGTGGCAGTAATGGTATTAGCTTCGCTCAGGATTGTCTACTAGAGATGTCCCCTGAATTCACACTGTTTATTCAGCCCAATAATCTCAGGCTGAGAGCTGCTCAGTCTATGTGTCTGTGTAATAGCTTGGTTAAATTTACCGTATAACATTCCTCCTTTTTCTAATACACTCGTCTTAAAGAGAGCTAGGTACGTTGTCAAGCTTTTCTTAAGCTTTGAGTTTCTCGCATATAAGTCAGTAAAGATTCTTTGTCGCTTATTAGTTGCTACTAGTGCAGATAAGGTTGCTGTATCTGTCTTAGGAGCGCCGTTAGGAAAGCGCTTATTAGGCTTATTTCTTATAGGACTTCCACGTATCTCTAACTCTTTAAACTTTAGGCCTTCATATACAAACTCTGCTACTTGATTGGGGCTGTTCCAGTTAACCTCCTCTGAAAAAGTATTCAGTTGTTCTAGTACGTTCGCATGTACCCTAGAGTACTCCTCGAAATAATCTAGCACTTGTTCAGAGTCTAGTTGCATTCCTGTCATTTCAATATCAGCTAATACGGGAGTAAATATATTCCTAGTAAACGCCACTGCTAGTAAGCCATCTTGTAATAGCTCCTGCCTCTGCTTAAGGAAGATCTGCTCAGTCAGTAATACATCTTGTACACAGTATCTGCGTAACATAGGTACTGGTATCTGGCTAGGGCACACTCCAAATTTAATAAGCTTACTGACAGAGGACATCTTTTTACCTAGACTATATGTGGCGGCAATAGAATCTAGATCTAAAGGGGTGCGTCTGTTCCCATTTTGTACATACTTAGCTAGCATCGTATCAAAGGGTAGGACTGTTTCTAACTTTAGTCCGCAGCGAGTTAACCACTGTAACTCAAACTTAGTGTTCTGAGCAACTATAAAGTCAGCAGACTCTATAGCTTTCATCAGTCTATCCTGATGGAACTGGTTGCCTATGCAGGCCACGGGTACGCCTGTATATTCCTTGTGGTCTGTTCCCACTTTATACGCACTAAGTACAATACTATTGTCTTCCTCTAAGACAGATCCTTTACTCTTATTTGTAGTTTCAAAATCAAGCACGACATAGTTATCAGATAAGTATATCTCTGGGCTAGAGTTCCGTAACCAGTGGGGTAGAAGCCTAGCGTCCATCGTGCCCATACCGCACTCCCATAGAGTCTAGCATTCTTTTAATCATCTGTAAATATCTCCTGCCCTCTATATGGCATGGGATACCGTTGTGCATATTAAAGGCCCTAGCACACGCTTCTGTAATGTCCACATGGTATTTCTGTTTAGTATACATCACATACTCACAATCTTACTTAAGTCCTCTACTACTCGTATAGGGTAGTAGCCATGTGTACTTGTTATCTTATTCTTAACTACAGTTAATGTTCTCATTCCTGCCTCCTTTTGATTGTTGTCTGCCCCAAGACCTATAATAAGGTCACACTGTCCCGGGATGCCTGTCTTACTTGAGTCTATATCAGAGTCTGTTAATACTAGCTTATTACTTGCAGAGTCTCCTGCCTGTGTAACAGATACAACTACTATATCATATCTCTTGGCTAGGTTCCTTGCCTCTGTGGCCAGCTTCTCAAGTCCATTTACTCTAGAATCCTCCTTAACTGTTAGGTTTCTTAGCTGATCCAAGATAACTACATCTGGTTTAATGCTATCTATTAGACCTCTAATCTCGGTAAAAGTTCCGGGATTAATGTCCTCAATAAAAATATTCTTTAGTCCATTTTCATTTGCTATAGAAACTGCTCTATCAATATCCGAATATACTTCGCTCTTAGTTAGTCCTGAGCACCTGTTAATGTACCTTAATAGTAGTTGCTTCTTTGGCTCCTCATTGATTAGGTGGAGAACAGTATGACCGTCCCGTGCCATTCCTCTAGCTAAGTTAATATTAAACATAGTCTTGCCTAAGTTACTTCTAGCAAATACTAGTATATGTGTGCCTCCAATAACACCTCCATCTATTACATCATTAAGAACATTAGGATATATCTTAATTAAGTTATCTGTATTAGATAGATCTAAGAGAACATCTCTGGCTATATCTGACACGGATACAGGGTCAGCTATCTCCTGTATAGTTACGTCTTGGTAATTAGACATGAGCTCCAAGACTGACTCACTGTTTGGTCGGAGGGCTAACTCTGTTATAATCTCTTCTGAGATTGCTTTTTTACGGAGCTTTGTGAGTTCTTCTAATAAGTTAGGAACAGATGTCTCTGTATACGTCTCTATTTCTTTTATTATTATATCTGAGTGCCGGGGTATCTCCTGTATAAGTATTTGCTTAAACAGGTCAATAGATATTTGTTCTGCTTCTAAATCTGTATCATAGAACTTCGTTATATATTTGAATACCTCCTCAGAGACGTCTGAAAATTCTCCCGATTTAGTTAGAGTACGTATAATATTAAATGCCTTACGTGATTGTAAGGCTGCCTGTAGTATTTGCTTCTCGATAGCTAGGTACCTCCTCAATAAAGACATCTTCCACACCTCTGTGGGCTAGCTCTTTCTTAAATAACTCACGCCGCCACTCTGGTAACTGTTTCTGAGTCTCTAGAATAGCTTCTATGTGCGCATTACTAAGACAACTAAGGGTAACGTAAGACCTCTCGATGTAATCAGGGGCCTTTCCAAAGGTTCCCCAAAACATATTATCTCTTATTACTAAGAAGTTATCCTTTGTAGTAACTGTTAGGTACTCTGCAGGCTCAGTGTTTTTGCTAGTCCGTAGGTATTGGTTACCTCCATCTAGGATATATTTTTCCCCGTTAGTGTCTACATAATCCACATAGTCATGTACTGTCATAGACTCTAGTAATGTTCCGTCAGGTGTTCTCATAATATTTCTTATAATATTATTCATGGCTTTTCCTATAAAAAAGTAGTATCATTTCTTGTAATTCTTTGTCCATGTACCCAAACATATCAGGTATATTAAGTACAGTGATCTTAGGCAAAGGTATTTCATCATTAGTAGAGAGTGTGTGTATGAAGGGGGTATGTTCTTCCTCCATACAAACTACCTCATCTGCCCATGCAAGGTGTACACTGTCTAGGGGTATGAGTGCGTGCCCTTTATCCACTCCCACAGCACGGGTATTAAATCCAAACTCCGTATGTAGTACATTCGCTGCTGTTGGTGATCGTAGTAACCCTGCTGAACACACGCATAGTACCTTTTTATAGGAGCCTTGGTTTGGGTTTGTACAGTTATGTAGTCTGTTGTTCATTTCGGGACCTCATTATTCTAAGAATTTCTTGGTATGCTATTGGTTTATATTCTGTGTTCTCTAGGCACGCATTAAAGTAGTTAGGGTCTTTAATACTATTCTCAATAGAGTGCACATGTCCATGTATATTCCACTTATCTCTGAGCTCCTGAGGATGTATAGGAGCATGAGTTAGCCACGCATGTTTATAGGAGTGTATTCCGTGTATTTTATCATACACTAAACTAAGCTCTGCTATACCCGGCCTACAAGCTGCATCAGTGTCATGGTTGCCTAATACTAGGTGCTTACTTCCGGGAAGAGTTCTTATAATCTCTAGAGACTCCTTATTAAAACACATATCCCCTAAAAAGAATACTTTATCACGACTCTTCACAGTAGAATGATAATTCTCTATAATTAGACCCTCATGCTCCCCAATAGTTCCAAACTCTGTGCGAAATCTTGTGATATTTTTATGTCCTAGATGCCAATCTGAGGTTATATATACTACAGACATACTAACTCCTTACCCCAAGAGGGTCGGGGAGCGGGGGGAGGTGATGTGGGCTCTGGGTAGGGCTCCCTTATATCGCATGCAGTATCATTAAGGACTACACACTGCTGTCGTATGAGTCCAAAACAGATTTTAGGTAGCTTCATACATGCCCCTTTTTTATAGTGCTTACAGTTAACGTTAGGTGCCATGATCATTATTCTCTCCTACTAGTGGCTCAAAGGCACTCCTCATAGAGTCCAGAGTGTGTTTAGGCACATTATGCACATCTTTATAGTTCCCTTTAGCCTCAATGATTTTGTAACTATATCCAAGGGCTATATATGGCTGCATAGATTTAAGACGGATAAAGGTATTACTAACTACTACTTTCTTCCCAAGAGATAAGAGATATTCTACTCTACTAATGCACCATCTGTGTGCTTTTCGTATCCTATTGCTATCCCAATTATAATTCCCTTCTTTATCGACAAAGAACATATCTGCTTCAACGTGCTCGTACTCCTTAAACTTAGTTGTAGCTAGTGTACTCTTTCCTGTTCCGGGAATTCCTCTAATAATAACTAATTTACACATGGCATGTTCTCTATAAGGGCACCAATAAAGATAATTAAAATAGTAATTATTACTGTAGCCAGAAACACTGCGTTAATATTATTCAAAAGAATTCTCTAGTAGTTTCTTTTTATAATACTCTGGAAAACCTGCTGTAGAGGTGCGCACAGCTTCTTGCCCATAATGGTTCCATAGAAAGTTCTTGATAGTATCTTGTTCTTCCTCAGCAATGTCTACCTTAATGGCATTAATTAATTTTCCTATGTCCCTAGGAGAATTTTCTAGTTCGCCGTTGTCTCGCAAGTGCTGAATAGCTTTATCCCATCTAGCCACAGATCTAAACTGCTGTTTAAATATACCCCACTTACCTGCTGAGGTATTTTCCTTTCCCCAACTAGTTCTATGTACTTCTTTAAACTTCTCAGTAACATACTTACCTGCCATTAAAGGTATTGGCTGCCCTCCTAGTAAGAACGGGCGGGAGTAGTTCTTGCATACTATCCCTTCAGCATTAGTATTTCCTAAAGCAGAGGGGATGTCGATGAATTTTTCTATATCTGCTAATCCCTTGATCTTCCCTTTATACAACAAAGGAACTACTTCACATCCTAAAATGTTTGCTTGTTCAGCAAGGGACGAATGTTCTTGTACGAATGTACCTGCTGCTGTTGCTATAGCAAATAACATAAAGTGATTGCTGGGCACCCTTCCATAGGTTAAAGTATTATGCTTAGGGGTCTTAAGAGTTTCCCCGTAGAAGTAGGTATTGTCAGGAATATCGTCTTGAATAGAGATCACCCACTGTATTACTGGATAAAATAAATCGTTGTCTGAGCGCGTATAGTAGTCTTCAATTACCACTCCTTTAGATCGCATAACTAGGGTGTTGTTAAGCTTTCCAAATACAAACTGAGACCCGTCTATCTTCTCAGTAATCTCAACATCTTCGTTAAAGATGTCTGCTATATAGTCTTGTCCTAGTGTGAATATTTTAGGAAATGCGTGTATCATAACTGCCTCTCGTAAGTTGTTGGTGAGATGTGTAATATTAATGCAACTCTTTGTCTGTGTCTCTTTTTCCAGTAACGTCTAGTTCTCCTCTTTGTAGTAGACTTTCTTTTTTCTAGGTACTTAGTGGGAGGTAGTCCCAGATTGGTTATGTCTGCCTTGTCTGGAAACTCTCTATCTAGTACACGGATACTTCCATAAGCTCTCATTATAGGCTCCTACTGGGTATTATACCACGTAACTAGCTCAGATACGAGCATACCTGCGACAACATCTGTTCCTAAACGTAGAGCAGCACTCTGCCTTAGCTCCCCTCTGATAATCCATCAACTACGTCGCATACATCGACTACAGGCTGTACTGCCATACGTATAGATTCTCCTACAGGATCTTCTATAAGTTTTTCAGCTGTGTCTATTACTGCATCAAATATACCAAACATATTATTTTCCTTTTAAGTAATTAATTAGTGCTGGCCTACCCACCTGCCGTACCAGCATATGCAGCGACACTCTCTGCAATCCGCACTTCCTTACCTAGTGGAGTAGGTGAAGTGCCGCTTAAGAGGCGGCCCAAGTACCCTCAGACCTACCACCCCCTTTAGCCCAGTTCTTGTACTAGCATCGTACTTTTCTAAAAAGTTCTTCGAGTTCTTGTGGGTTCATATTCTTTATATCCTTAGTCAGTCTTAATAAAGTAAAGCTATCAAAGTAGTAGCTGTATTTGCTCCTCAAGAGCACTGCTTTAGCGAAGGCATCCTCATCTAAAGCAAGTACCACGTTCCTAAATAATGCTGCTAGGTGCTGTGCTTGGTCAGCACTGATGTTACTCCCCATCAGTGCCGCTGTCGTCATGTGTTTCCCTGCTCTAATAGCAGAGGGTATGTCCTCTACTATTAATACTCCTCCTATAGTACTTTCATGGCTAACTACAAAGTGTAGCTTAGGAGACTCATTAAACCAAGAACTAATAGCTTTTAACTTTTTAGTTCCAGTATAATCCCTGTCTACATATCCTATCGTATATCCCCTAATATCCTTGATAGGGAATACATACATCTGCTTATCTTTATTAAACATTATACCGTGCTGGGAAACTTGTTCAGCTGATATAAAGTAATTCTCCTGTAGATAAGACAGTTCCTTTTTGGATAAGTTCCTTAGACGGTACTCATATTTAGTAGGAATAAACTTCTTTGTTGTTCTAGGGAGCTCAATACTATTATGTATCAGGATACCGCTGCCTCTACTGCAGGTTGCTCTGAAGCAATGATACTTCAGCATAATACGATCTTTAGTTACCGACATACTACGCGAAGGTTTCCACATAGAGGGCTTGCCTTGCTCTTTCCAGTCGGTAACACAGCAAGGACAGTACACAGTGTTAGTCTGGTCTATTCCCAGACTCTCTACAGCAGCTGTAATTGTCCTCTTCTCTGAGCCTGTTAGATTACTCACTGTCCCAGTCTGGTGAGTTCTTACTATCTAAAGAGTCAGTTAAGTCAGACTCAAAGGTACCTGTAGTAACGTCTACGTTTAGATCATTAAAGTCTAATTCAGTAGTACGGCCAGGTATTTGCTGGTCGTTTTCACATGCACAATGCTGGGTTCCAGCATCTCCTGCATCACTTCCACAATCTATACAGATACTCATTAGAGTACTACTCCAGCAGCACATACAGTGCATCTATATAGATACTCTGTTCCAGAAAGTTTCTTTGTTTTATTCATAACACGGCGAAATTTGCCGTGTAGTTTGTCTTGCTGTTTATGAGTACATATACATGTACCTATCTTAGTACTTGCTTTATTATTCATTATAAATATATCTCCTCCCTCTAATGAGGGATTAAGTAGATTAAGTTAAGTGAATCTAGGGATTCACGATTAGTTAGAAACTAATTGTTTTAATCATTAGACATCTGAAAACAATGAAAGTTCAATTTATTTCTAAGTGTGTTTGGTATTGTTCATTCCCTGAATAGCTTTATACATATTAGTTATTTCCTTAGTAGTTAGGTTGCCTTTTTGTTTATTAACCCTTGAACAGACAGTACATACATTCCCTTTTATATATCCTAAAGAGTTGTCTATACGGTCAATAGTAGGATAATCGTCTGGGACAATATCCTTAGCAGATAAGTGCTTTTCGGGGAGTACTAAGAGTATTCCAGAAAAGGAGCAGTATTTCTTGTTTAGAAGTCTGCGTATATCTATTAAAGACAAGTCAAAATCTAATTTCTTTTTCTGAGCTCTGTAGAGAATATTTAAATACTTTTTAGCAACATACTCATCAGTTACCATACTCCATTCTCCTTAATAGGCATGCGATTAGTGGAGTATTGCCATAAATACATCCAAGGAGTCATCTCCTCTCCTAGTAATGGCGTCTCTTCTCTATCGTACATAGACGGATAGCCTTCCAGACTATCTAAAGACCTAGCCTCATCCTGAGTAACTTCATATATCTCTCCCTTAATAGAGGTGTTACCTACAGGAATTACAGCAGGAAACCCCCCGGTATCAAACATAGTATATTTAGGCATAGTTTCTGCTGTCTTAATAAACTTAGCATTAGTTAATAACCTGTGATTACCATGACCTTTCTTAAGTGTTCCATAAACAAATACTAACATTACAAATACTCCTAAAGATTGTTAAAATAGGTTGTACGCTCTTCATCATACTCAGATAATAAAATACCAGTTATGACCTCATTGTCTGATTTCCAGTTAGTGGAGACTGGGGACAGGCACCATCTATGGTCATGTGTCATTACATACCATAGCGTAAATGCTGCTGGGTTATCTACTTCTCCGTGTATAGCATCAGTTGCAATCACTGTGCCGCGGGTCAGTTGTTCTTCGTTTTCTAACCCTCCTCTTACGTCAATGTCTGACTCACTTAGCAAATAATCTGTAACCTGTTTAGCAAACACATTTTTAGTCTCCACAGATAAGTCGGAGCTACCTCCGGTAAGTGACCAGCTATGTAGTATACATCCACCACAGAATCCCCTAATCCTATCTATTACTCCATTAAGATTGACTTCTTCAATTTCACCTGCAGCATTCTTATTTACTAGAGTTAACATACTTAAGTATCTCCTGTGTGTATGTATCTAAGGTTATGCCCTCTAGCCCACACGCTGTGTTCACTTCAAGTAGAGATGCTCTAGAGTAATGGTTATTCCATAGTACATCAACGGAACCAAAATCAAGACCTAAAGCAGCTACTGCCTCTATCGCTAGCACACTAACTGACTTATCAATCTTCTCTAAATTCTTTGTTGCAAATATCCAACCAGTTGCGTGTGTTCTGACTGCATAATTAGTTTGCTCTTTGTCTACGCCTCTCGGTAACTTCTTTTCTTGTATTAAAGTAGCCCTCCCCTTAAAGACATGTACTCTAAATTCCCTCGCCTTTTTGGAGTACTTAGTGTATAGAGGTGCGTTAGGAATATCTCCATCTCCTTCTGGAAGCAGCATCTCTATACCTTTCCCCGAGTGTCCCTCTAATGCGTGTCTCACTACTACTGCGCAACCATGATCTAGCCATGCACGTACTAGAGTAGGACTAGTCGTGTGCTCAGGTATTCTAGGGCCAAAAAACTCAGAATTTGACTGCAGTAGCTTATCAAAAGTTCTTATCTTATTTGTAGCATACTTAACTGCTTTTAAGGAATTAAGCATATTTGCTGGAACTTTCCAAGTAGGTGGTGACGATGTTCCCCAGTTTACTACGATATCACCTTTTTTAGAGGTATACGCCTTGTCTGGAAATACGCGTAAAGTGTCTACGTGCTCGGTTAACTTGCTTTGTAGCGCTCTGCATGAAGCGCTTCCTATTTTATAGGGATATAATACTATTCGCATAAAAATTCTCCTAGAGAGATTGTTTTGCCAGTACGTACTGGCTGTATTCCGGGATATAAGCGCTTAACTCGCCTCCTAAAAGATGCAGTTGTTCCATAAATTTTAATATTACCTACATCACTAACGTCCATATAAATTTTATATAAAGAGCAAAGAGCTATAAGTTCTTTAAATATCTCCCTATAGACTACTTCTAAAGGCTCCTCCTTATTATATATTAAACTATCTTTTACTATACAAACTACCTTAGCGGACATTACAGAAGCATCCCCCTAAGTACGTGTGTATCTGGGCTCTTATTATACTCATTAACACATTCACTGCATACAGGAGTCATGCTACGTGTCCATTTAATTTCCTTATCTAGCTCTATATCAATTGAGGCTGTACATACGTCGCACCCATGCCTAGTCATAATCTCCCACTCAAGTCTAGAGATGGGTACATCATTAGGGCCTATATATATAGGTAAATCTTTGCCTGTGCTTACGTCGTCCATTATTACGTTTGCTTGTATGTCCTTTACGTATACATGGTAGTCTTTGCTGTCTTGTCTATGACTACATCCAACAACTGTGGCCGAGAACATTTCATTAGCATTCTCTCTTATATAATCCTTCTTAGTCACATAGTCCTTTATTAATATTATAATATCTTTAGGAGGAGAGTACCACTCACATAAACTAAACATACTGGCATTGTTAATTATTTTTTTATCATAATTAATATAGATAGTCTCGTCTACTTCAATGCCAATCCTTTCTAAGGCTTTTCCAGAACTACTTAGCTTTGTATTTACTTTGTAGTTTTTATTTCCTTTACTATAGTCATTATATCCATATCCCCCATATGATTGGTTAGATGAATACGGAGCAATAAATTCCACTTTTATTACGTCAATGGCACCTGTTTTAATATTAATTTGATGCCACTCTTTTTCAGGTAAGAGTTCTGGGGCAGTTACTGTAATTTTATTTCTCTCAGTAATCCAACTTAATAAACCTTTCTCTGAGGCGTACAATAAGCTATGGTTAGTTGTCTTACAGGTGTATAGCTCTCTTTCACTATTTCTAACTATATTAAATGTGCCCAGATCAGTATCTACCCATGTAATTGCAAAAGAGCCTCGTATAACTTTAAGTGTCTCTAGAACCCCTATAGTAGAAAAACTGTAGGCTAAAAAGTCACTATCTGTTTTAGAGTTGTTTTCTTTATCTAACATTCTGTGATTGCTTAATGTACCATTATGGGATAGATTGATATGCCCATACTTAAATGGGTGAGCAGTTGCATGTGTGACTGCTCCCATAGATGCCCATCTATTGTGCCCCATAGCTACTCTTGGAGAAGCTTTAAATAAGGTAGTACAGTACTTACTTAGCCATTTAAAATCATATCCAGCTAATGCTTTCTTATATGAAAATACAGAGTCGTCTTCATTGACTAGTAAAACCCCAGTACTATCTTCCCCTCGTAATGAATCTACAATCAGAGCCTGATTAAAGAATGACTTAAATTTAGAGGTCTCTACTTTAGGAGAAGGAGTGATATATCCAAATAATCCACACATTACGAAGCACCCTCACCAATAAAAACGGGATTTTCCGGGGACGCAAAATATCTCCTAGGCTTCGGAGGACGGGGGCCCTTGGTACTCTTTGAATTATTAGCGTGTTGTAAATGTCTAGAGTTTTCTAGCATGTTAGCTCCTTGTATAGCTGTAAATTCAGGGCAGGATTGCCCTAATACTTCATAGTAATAGGCCCTAGTATCAATACATACGTTATCTACTAATTGTTTAGTCCCTTCCTCAGACTTCTCCGCATAAGTCTTAATAGATAATAGCATATTTATAAGTTCTAGTATTCTTTTAGTGTCTAAAGTCCCTTCCATAGCTCTAAACTCTATAGAGCCCTGCGTTGCTAGAGGACGTAAGTTTAGTGCATAATATTTATTAATATATATCATAAAGTTTATTAATTCACTATCAGAGTTTAAGGCAAGTAGGGCGCTATGCACATAGTTGCCACTAGATATAGGGACACAGTATGGATTATTTTCCCGCCCAGCACCACAGACACTAAACAGCACTTTCTCAAAGATAGTGTATAAGGATACAAATCTCTTTAATTCTTCTAATGTATTGTCCCTAAAGTCTATGTGTATATGCACACCAGTCCTTGCAGATGTTTGCAATTTAGGGGATAGCTTATGCATAACCTCAAAAGAATCTAATGCAGAAAAGATGTCTTCTCCCTTAATAGGAGCGGTTACTATCTCTATACCGTCATTTCTTACAGAATGCTCAGCGACCTGCTTCCACCAATAATTAGGCAGAAGCTTAAGCATTGCCTTAGCATTTTCTACCTCTATTTCTATGCCTATAAAGCTATGATTAGCTATATCCTTAGATAGCTTTCGTGTAGCCACATCAGGAGAGTGCCCAAAAACATTACCTAATATCTTTTTCATCTTTATAATTCCTTCACAGTGATTCCAGCTTCTTTAAGCTCTTCTTTATAACAAATATTTATTTTTTCTAGCTCTAGGGTACTAGTGCTCATATCTAGCGTGCCTATAGAGAGCATATCTCTAAAAACGTATACACTACGACTATCCTTCTTTATAATACACAGAGATGCGGTAACAGCACAGCTGTTCCTTATTCCTGAAAATACTAAATCAAGCGCTTGATTTAAGTCAACATAAGTTGGAGTAACGCTTCTCATTAGTATTAATGTTTTTCTATTAGTATCTAGGTTGCCGGGGACTAGCTTCACATCATATGCATTTTTAGTAGCACCTACCCGATACGATCCGGGCATACCTCGGGTCACAAAATAAGCATCTTTACCAAAGTTAGTAAAACCAAGCAAAGGGAAAACTAATGAAAAATCCTTTACATTAATTTTAACATTGTTCTCCCTTTCCCACATACCAGAATCTTTACATAGCCGCTCTATATTAGAAAAAAATACCTGATTAACATGGTCTATGGAAAGAATTGTGGTTAACATGCAAGGTCTATTTTTAATAGTTCCTAGTACTCCAGTGAAGCGTAATTGTGTGTCGGCTAGAGAGTCATGTTCAATTAACATACTGTCTTCCTTATATGAGTAATAAACTTACGGTCAATTGCAGGGAGGAGACTAAGGTATTGTGAAAAGTCTCCTGAAGTTATAGTGTCTACAGCTAACGCATTCACTATATTAATATTCCGAATATTATTTGTAATTAAATCAGATTTAGCTTTACGTATACCTTCACAAACAAAGTACATTAACTCGGCAGTATGTAGCCATATGTTGCTAGGTGTTCGGTATTCTACCCCGTAAGGCTTGTACCTATAATTCCCTGCTTTTCCATACGTCTGTGTTCGCTCCTTGTCCCATGAGATAGCGTTTAAAGGCAGACCAATATGGTAGTCACATAGTTTTATAAATGCTTCACGTGAGCCCGGTTCTTGGAAGATATCTTTATCACCGAAGTGTATATGTCCTCCGCAGGAACGCATATCTGTATAAAATAAAGAGGGATATACATTACGTTTACCTGAATATACATTTAAATCTGGATCACACCCAGACTCTATTGCTGCCTCATTTTGGAGAAAATGTGGCTGAAATCTAGCACTACTCCTTAAAGATAGTTTAAGGTTCTTTTTACTTACTTTATCTTCTAAAGACTTCATTACTAGCTGTACTGCTGCCACAAAGTCTTCTGGAGCATCTAAGTCTATAGGAGGTATATTAAACTCAGCGGTTACATTGTCTTCTTGTACAAAGCCACCAACAACTTTTAAGGGGCTCTTTTTAGTCCCCCCAACTAACCCTATACTAGGGATATATTCACCAGAAGTATCCACTAAGAATACTTCTGGATCACAGCCAATTGTACTCATAATAATTTCCTTTTCATTAATTCTGCCTCTACTTCTCTTATTCCATTAACAGAGTGCTTAATATTACCGATTTTTCGTATACTGTCTCCAGAATACACATCAAACACTCCGCGATAGTCATTTCTATCTTTCCATAAACCATATTTATCTTTGTTTTGTTTAGCATTTCTGAATATACTGATATTACCTATATCATACTTAGCAGAAAAAGGAGCAGTAGTGTCTGCATAAGGGCATTCTATATACCCCACTCTCGGCATGTACAGGGCTACTAAGGGGTGGAATTTATGAGCATAAGTAGCCATTACGTTATCAATGAATCTTGGATGGTTACAAGCATTACGAATCAATTCTAAAGCCCCCACAGCAATTGGGACAGAGTGTTTAGTAAGGTCTACAGAAACACCTGTTTTACAGATAGAAGTATAGGAGCTCCTCTTAGGAAAATCAACAATCTCCTCTATACCCGCCTTACGTAAAAGGCGTAAATAGGAGTTAGCAGTAGCTCTAGCAAGCACAGTATATGGAAAATACTTAATATAAGCAACTTTAGCTCTAAAGTCGGCGGAATATCCTCCTTGAAAAAAGCCAAAGCAGATGTCAGTCGTCTTGTCCGATAGTTGGCGCATATCTTTATCAAAGAACTGGAAAACAACACCCATTTTATGCCCCTGCTATCGGGTAGTAATGTGGCTGGTACCCACAGAATACTACTGTTTCAAATAAGTTAGGTATACAGTCTTTTCCTGAGCGAGTGCTCACACTAAAGGCGTCACCTATCTTTACAAACACCTCAGAACTACGGGGGAAATGAAACTTAGCGCCAGTAGTTAGTGCTGCATATTTCTGGAAACGACTTTTTTTCTTTTTGGTTAAGTGGCGAGGAGCCACTGAGCGTAAATTTGCCATGATATTACCTCTTAATTAGTAAAAGCATCCTTGCTAGATTTATTCCATAAAGATTTACTTACTTATTAAACATACGTATTTGAGCGCCGGTAGTTTGCATAGCCTCAAAAGGCATAAATACTACATTTTCATTGTCACTCATCTTTTCCTGCACTTCCAGAGCACGTAACTGTAGTAATGCTGGGGTAATTCCTTGCCCAATAATCTTATTACTATCTCGCACAGCCTTGGCATTTGTAATCTTAATCTGATAATCAGCTTCGGCAAGAACTCTCTCATTCTTTTTCTTAACTAACTGAATCTTAGCCTGTGCTTGTTCCTTCTGGATGGCTAAATCACGTTCTTTTGCAGCATTGATAGCCGATGTCACTACTTCAGGATACTTAATGGAGCCTAGAGCTACATCCGAGATCTCTAACGGAGTATCTTTCAGCTCTTCTTTTAGTGCGGCACCGATCTCAACCGACAAGCGTTCATAATTTTTATGAACATCTTCTACACTGTACCGGCTAATAACTTCACGAGTTTTATTCCGTACTGCCATTAGGCCGTACACAGCATAGACCTCGTTAAAGGTAACGATATCATCTTTACCTGCGCTGATCTCATTAAACATAGCATTAATAACTGTTTTATCTTTACGGAGACTTCCCCGGAAGCGGACATCAGCAGATAAAGTAAGCTTATCTTTAAGGACTACATCAACAGATTCCCGATAAGTATTAATGTTAGTTTGTAACATAATCATTTTATCACGTCCCCAGAGGGTGTATCTGCCGGGAGGCAATATATCAGGTGAATATCCCTGCGTAGTTAATACTTTCCCCATTGTAGCAGGTTCAATAGTTTCAAAACTACAAGCAGAGATGCCTAAAGTTAGGGCAAGTAAAGCGATTTTAGTCATGTATTTCATATTGTAAGTCCTCAGACTGTTGTTTGAGCTGTTCTAGCTCGTTAATTAAAGACTCGTTAAAGTCCTCAGGTTCTTGAGATACCTTTTCAGGTAAATCCTCAAAAGATGTTTCGTAATACGTAGGTAAGGGGGCTATAGTCATACGAACAGGGGCAGCTAATGTTATTATCATTGATGCTCCTATAACTATGGCAAGTATCCGCCATTTACGCTCAATTAATAAATAAGCAGAAAATAGTAATACTCCTGCTTGTATAAATAAATATATAGCTTGTACTGGTGTTATTTCCATCCGCATCCCTTATTTTTTGAGTCACATATAAAGCATTTCGCCTCTTTCTTCTTTGTGTCGGGGCTAAGTACTCTAGTTAGCCTAGCTTCTAGATACCTTACTTCTGCTCCATGTACTAGGCAGGCTTCCCATACAGTTATTGGGATAAGAATACTGTGTACAGTTACTGCATCTGCAGGTGTATCAGATATACACACTTTACTACCTTTTACTACTTTTACTTCATACATAATATATTCCTCAGTATATGTTATTAACCTTTACCACCGCCGTTAACGCTACCAGCACCGTCACCGTCACCGCCACTGTAACTGCTACCGTTACCGTAACTGCTACCGTAGCCGTAACCGTCACCGTAACCGGTACCGTCACCGTAACCGTTACCGTTACTGTTACCGTCACCGTAACCGGTACCGTCACCGTAACCGTTACCGTTACCGTTACCGTTACCGTAACCGTCACCGCTACCGTTACCGAAACCGTTACCGTTACCGTTACCGTCGCTGTAACCGTCATACATAGGGAATGTCCTTAATGTCTATAGCACCATAGTCTGTCCAGCCATTTAATAGGCACAATCTTTTAATAGTGATAGGTAGACTAGCTAATCCCTCTATCCAGTCCTGTAAAATACTATTATGTATCATCTGATTAGTAAGCATTTAAGTAACCTCTTGATGGGGTATATACATAGTATTTTCAGTAATAAATCCGCCATGCTTACCTACATGCTGAACAATAGATGTTCTGGCAAATGAATTATTTGATACTAAATCACTAGGATGGTTAATAGGCTGAATAAATGCAGGAAAACCCGCCTTAATTAGGTTATTTGGGTTACGTCGATATTTTACTACTTTCATAATATACTCCTTAGTATATACTACTAACCGTCACCGTCACCGTCACCGTTACCGTACCCGGTACCGTTGCCTCTACCGTTACCGTAACGGTTACCGGCACCGTCACCGTAACCGTGACAGGCACCGTTACCGTAACCGTCACCGCTACCGTCACCGTAACCGTAACCGTTGCCTCTACCGTTACCGTAACGGTTACCGGCACCGTCACCGTAACCGTAACCGCTACCGTAACCGTTACCGTAACCTCTACCGGCACCGGAACCGTCACCGTAACCTACACAAGTAGTGCTCATTTGAGAACTATTTTTTCCAGACAGTGAGTGACATCAAAACTTTTCTAGCTTTTTCTGAGCAGGGGATAACTTCAATAGCTTCTGACAGCTCAATTTCAGGGACTTCTATAGCTAAGCGGGAATTAGAGGAAACGCCCTCCATAGCTACCTGTGACAGACTGCAAGCCCCTTCCCATGAAAATAACCGACGTGAATTAATCAGCTTTGCATATTTATTGTGTAAAGTTCCAAATTCGGCCACATAACCTATATGTACGCCTGCTGAATAAGTTCTAACTACGCAATATGCCATGCCTTTTGCAGCTGGTGCCAGATCTACGCTATCTTTACGTACATAGTCTACACCATCTAAAGAGATAGTTTGTAATTCGCCGTTTTCTTTCTTTTTCATAATTAAGTACCTTTTAATGATATTAAGAAACTGTAGCACGAGAATTATTCTCAATTAACAGTAGTTGTTTGTCTTGCTGGTCAGAACCAGCCTTTTGCTCAGCAATACCTGCCTGACATTGCATAAAATTACCCAGAATAGGGAGACCTGCCTGATAAGCAAGCTCAGAAGCTATATAAAACATATTAACCTGTACTTCGGGATCATCATAGTTAATCTGTGCTCGTTTTGCTAAAACACGGGGCTGTGCCACGCGGGGACTTGCTACTTTCATAATATACTCCTTAGTATATACTATTAACCGTTACCGTAACCGGAACCGTCACCTTCACCGGTACCGTCACCGTCACCGTAACCGTAACCGCTACCGTAACCGTCACCGGCACCGTAACCGTAACCGTAACCGTAACCGCTACCGCAACCGTCACCGGCACCGTAACCGTAGCTGCTACCGTCACCGTTACCGTTACCGTAACCGTCACCGGCACCGTAACCGTAACCGTCACCGTAACCGTTACCGGCACCGTTACCGTAACCGTCACCGTTACCGTAACCGCTACCGTAACCTCTACCGGCACCGTCACCTTTACCTACATTCTTATTTTCCATATATCTTTACCTATTAGTATATACTAACGACTAGTTCATTATATCTATATATATTAATACACCAAGCAGAGTTAACGTTAGTATTATATTAAGTATTAAAAGCTGTGAAGGAGTCATATATTACCCTAATTAAGTTAAATAATCTAGACGTATTATCGCATGTTTGTATCTAAATGTCAATAATACTCAGAACAGGTTTATACTTACTTACTCTCTAACCAGTCAAGAGCGTTTAATATCCGCGTCATTTGGTTACTTCTACACAACACGTCTGCATCTTTCTCGTTAGCTACTCGTTTATATTCAGTCTGTAAAGCTATTTTAATAGTGATCTTAATATCTACCTGTATATGCATAACTACCTCTGTTAGTAT